CTGGCACGGGGAGACGAGTCCCCCCACGGCTGCATGGGGCAGCCCCGATGACACAGGACTTGTCGAAATGGAACCCACTCGTAGGAGTGTGGGTTTGTTCAGTTTCACGTAGCGGTTTCGTCCAAGGTTTGACGGCTAAAGGCCTATACCAAGAGGAGTTACGCTACAGGAAACGGTGAAAACTGAACTTCGCCACACCACTTTGAGAAGAGGTCCACAAGATTCGAAACCCTTGCATGGACAGAGAAAGAAAGCGCACACACGCTGTTACACAAGAGATGCAACAGCTCCACCCACGGCTTCTCCGGTTTCGGCAACAGCGTCGGCGATGTCGACGATGCCGTGCCCTTCCTGAGACATTCCAGAAATAAGATTGTCCCAAGCACTCTCAGGAACAGCCTTGTGGTGGATGTGTGATGCGCAAGCAGGATTGCTTGGGTCGAAGCGCGTCCGATACTCGACGGTAACAAGATAAGTTAGATTAATTTCTGAACTATTCCGTACGAGCATTGGCGCGAAACCTTCGAACCCAAGATTGGCCGAACTAAGGTTGGCGGTGCCATTACCATGAGCAGTATCTGAACGAGTAAAATCCGACAGTGTGTTCATGTTGAACGGCAAAAGATCACAGGTCACTCCGCGCATAGCAAGCTTTGCAGCGGAGCATAGACGGGGTGGATTCAGGGCCATTGCGGCACCCGAGTAGTCCGCCCAGGTGTCCGTGGTGGATGCGAGATCCGGCATGTATCTTAGCCGAGCCATCTCTACAACACCAGAGGTCGTCTGGAGGGCTTCCCCGTTCATGATCTGTACCGTCACCGCAGACGGCACCATAGTTCCGTCTGTAGTAGGATCGGCGTCCTGCACGAAAAGTCTTGCGTTCCCACTTCCTCCTGAGCCAGCACCATTGACTGGCAAGGTCCACCCAGCATTATCATCGACGCCCATGGCGACGATAGATGACCACACACCGGCTGCTCCGAGAGAGCCAAGGTGCATGACAGGCCCACAAAGCACGGCTTTGCGGTCTGTTGTAAAACTGCGGGTGATCCTCAGGGGAGTATAGGGTCCGACTGAACGAGGCAAAGGCATGTGGAGCGGCGACAGCGCACACATGGCACGCCGGGCTGACCTTCCAGTCCATCGTTGAGGAGAAGTTCCTCCGAAGGGTCTGGTTGGATAAGCTCCAACACCTTGCTCAATGCCCGTGAGGCCGCGAGTCCTAGAAGAACGTCCAAGACGTCTCGGAGCTCGACGGCCGGCATTGATAGTCTCGTTAACAGTCACACGGGGGACAATGGGGCGCGCAGTGCGCCTCGCAGACTTTCCTTTAGAATTAGCCATTGCAAATATGCCTAGAATCCATACCTGGACGTGCGCAACACCGTCTGACGTGCCACGGAAAAGTAAAAAAGAATCCGTAGGCATTTCGGGCCATGTTTGTGTGTCGCTGGCCCTCATCAGTTGACGGGCGACTAGGCAGAAACCGCAGGCACGTGGAGACCAAGCATATAGTCCCACGTACTAGGGTTCCTAACCAGGGTGGTTCGCTTCTTCGAGCGGAACCGATTGAGTTGAGAGCGACTGAGATGTTTAACAGTCCAGCCCTCCTCTTCGCGCAGCCTCGCAAACGGCGAGTTGGCGAACACCTGGTAATGGAGTAGACCCGGCGGTCCCTCTTGCTCTGGCAATTCATTCTTCTCTGTCATTTCGCTTTTGCGCACCAAGCCGAACCTGTAGGTCCGGTTCGAGTTCAAAATAGGAACATCACGTCGATAATTGGCTTTCTTTACACTCACATGCACTCCTGTCAGCTTGGCAGAGGAAAGAGGACAGTCGGTACAAGCTTGTCCGACCAGTTTCTCTTCATTTCCGGCCCAGTCTGCAAAGTGTTGTTGAGCTAAGAAGGCTGCCAGCTGCTTTTGAAAGTGGGTAAACCTTGGGTGAAGCCCAGGTGGGGCTTGAACACCGAGTCCTCCCAATTCGCAGGCAGCAAAGATATTGACGTTACCGTTCCTTGTGAGTTCCTTGACCGAATCCATGTTGTAATGAACGAAGCGACGGAAGGCCCTTTCAGGGTTTATCGCCTCGTCGAGGAGCAACTGGAGATTAGCCGAAACGGGCTTCATTCGGTTTTCTGGACGAACACAGGCATCCGGGATGAGAAGACCAGGGTTGAGAAAACCGATCTTCCGAAGACGCCTAGACCTGTCGTTCCAGACAAAGGACTCACTATTCACAGTCAGGAAGTCGCGGGAAATGTAATTCTTCCCGACGGACAAAGTGAAGCCGACGGCCTTGATCCAATTCTGCCAAATGGGGTAGAACTCGTCATTCGACCTGAAGAGGATGTCGTCGCCATTCACAAGGACAGGGAGCTCGGAGATATCAATACGCCGACCCATGTATTCCTCTAATGCGGCCCAGTACGCGACAAGATTGATCGCGCACAGTACAGGAAAACTCAAGGGACTGCCCATGAGCTGACCATTCTGCATGAGGAACGGTTTGGCGTTCTCAGGATCGTCGAAGTAGGCGGATTCAGCCTTGTCGTAGCTCACTCGGTGGTTACCAAGCACAGCCATGAAGACCTTCCTTTCCTTCTCCGTCGCCCTGATGGAATCACAATACGATGACATCGCCATGCGATTGATCTCCTGTCCGAGTCCATCCGTAGCCGCAGAGTAGTCCCCACTAACCCACTTGTCAAAATCAAGTCCGAGGTCCACAGTTTTGTCGTGGATCCAGAACAAGTCATCAGACGTGAGCGGTCTTCCTATCAACCGGAATTGGTCGTAGGAGTCGTGGAGATGACGCCACATTGACTTTTGGGCGCATGCGGATGCCGCGTAGGCAATCGGATTTCCTGCTGTGATCAGTCTACATTTCAGAGGTTCCAGAATCGGTTTGACGCTGGCGCAGCATCTGCCGCCGGCCATGTCAATCTCGTCTTCGGCGAGGTCGATAAGATGGTCAAAGCCAATCTGGGGGAAGCCGTAGGTGCTCACCGTTCGGTTTTCCCAGGGGATGAAGTCCATACGCAGCAAATCGACGAAAGTCGAATGTTTGGTGCTCCCGGTTCCGTTCCAGCGGGCGATTTCGCGTATTGCGCCTAATCTGCCACCGCGGCCACGGGACCAGCCCTTTGATGCATGCGTCGTGGACTCATACTCCTTCCTCTGAATGTAAGCGCTGCCGAAGCGATCGGAAACTGTCCTCCATTTGCCAAAATGGCGATGCCCCGTCTTTCTCCTCCAAAGCAAATCAAATTTCGCCTTGAGGGACTCCCTACATCCAAACGGGAGAGGGTCGACAGGGGTCGTGAGGGCTTCTCGATGCTTCAGCAACGTAGACTCAATGAACTCATCATTAACTTGGGCGCAACCTCTCTTCACTCCCTGAAGGAGTGCCACCATGACCTGAGCCGAACGGATAGAAGATGTCCGACTGACAAGAAGGTTCTGCAGGTGGCGCCGGGCACGACCGGCAAGAGGGAAGCGAAAATTCTCACTAACACCTTCGGGAGAAGCGGGAACAGGATTCCTCTGCCACCGAGCCATCGGCCAGGCAGTGAGAAATTTCATCCGTTTCACTAACTGCTCCTGACTTGTCGACTCGTAAAGAAAGGCCAAAAGTGGCACGTAGTCGGACAAGGGGAACTGAAAGAAAATCCCATCGGCATCTATCAAGCACTCTACCAGTGAGCGCATAAAGCAGAAGATGCTATGGTGAAAGTGAGCATGCAAGGTATCCCCAGGCAGACGGCGTACACCGCCACCCGAGGTTGAGATCTTAACCCCAGAGGACTCCAGAAGCGAGAACAAACTCGCAATGCTAGGGTCGACTGAGGTCTCGACAAGTCCAGCGCCGTCGGTGGTAAGGGCTGCCACCACCAGATCGAAGAACGCGAGTGCAGCAAGCTCGCGTCCAGTTGTGTGTTTGTTCACAGGAAAAGACTTCTGTGAATTGACC